GTACTACTGAGCCAAATGCATGCCATCGCACAATGTGATTCATTACACCGGCTATGGCCTTACATTTGTAAAACTCCCTACACAGAATATCCCCTAAAAGCTCAAAGTTCTAGATAGTATCCACGCTCGATAGCCCACTCATGAAGAAGTCGGAGGAAGTGTCCGAAACTCTCAAAAGTTGTGTCTTTATTAATTGTGCTAAAGTACTCACGCATAGCAACATGCCACCATACTTTTTTTTTACGCGGTGGACCGGTAATAGGGTTGATACAAGATTCCCACTTTTCACGATTAACCATCACAGTTCCCATTTTTATAATATACCCATCTATACATTCATCTTTAGCAAAATACTGATTTGCAAAGATTAGAGAAGTAGCTGAAAAGGCAAAATTCTTAACGTAGAATTTTTGCTGATCAAGCCAAGGCGTCGCTAGTGACTTTTTAGGTGTGAATACAGTCTCAGGACTAATATATCTATTATCAGCTATGCGTTTCGAGTTATTATAACTCTTAATACCTTCTTTCTGCCATAGTTCCAATCTTCTCCAATTTGGATGTGGACAGGGTCTATCAAACATCATAATATATGTGGCTATATATAACTTTTTAAGGGGTTCAGCCAATTCTGGATTGTATGGGTTATTATACAATGCACCTCTACATTTCATATGTAGATCGTACCAAGTCCTTGAGTGGCGCAAACCGCTACCTCCACCCGACACAAGAGTCGAATAGAAATCTACCTGCGTACGTGCAGGTAGACCACAGTGTGCATAGGCTTTAAGTAATGTCGGTCCTTTAGTTGGATCCGCATCAAGATCTCTATCAAATATTTTTATTTCTTTAGCAACCAATGTAGTTACTTCTGATATTCGATCAGCCAACCACTCCTTAGTAAAATTATGTACTAAACACTGCGACACATCAGCACCAAATACAGTATCATCACCATAACAGGTTACATGAGTGTCAAAAGGCAGTCCATCAAAGACAACAGCCCAAGTTAACCAATTTACAATACAGCCCAACGCTGTCGTCCATGGAGACCCCGAAGGTATAGCCTTTGAAATTCGATATACATATCCACCAGGAATTACGACGTTCTTAAATATAACACTAGAAGCCTGGAAAACAAATAATTTGTCGTATTTTTCATCATCTGGGAAACAAGCACGTAAAATTCCAAAAGCCAAGACTAGCATATTTTCAGATACAGTAGTATCGAATGCTTTCCAATCAGTCTCACCTGTAATTGTGTATGAATTAATATGTGAGGCAAAGTCATTATATCTCCCGTTCATGAAATCAAGTCCAACTCCAATCTCATTAGTAGGATGTGACTTATTATAGCGCACAATATTACGCATCCACGCATTTGAACAAGCGAGAGCAATTATCTTAGAAGTACCCTCAGGCATAAGAACCACTCGTGACTTAATTATATCACCAGCGGTAGGTGTGACGGTGTTCGCGCGTCCCCTACCCC